AGTTAGATGGCCTAGAGCTTCTGAAGACTGATTTTGTAGAGAGTGCCTTGTTTAAGAAGATAGCAGAAGGCGATACGAGAAGTATCATATTCTACCTAGAAACAAAAGGTGGATATAGTAAGAAGAAAGAAGTCGAGACGACGCATAAACATAAAGGTGTAATAGCCATTGAAGGCATTCCTAAAGAAGAATGGAACTCCATAGCGGAACTACAGCAGAAATCACTTGGTGGTGATAACGAGCTGAAGACATTCGATATGAAGGATGCTAAAGATGGAGAATGAAGATCAAGAGATTATATGGCGACCTAATCCCGGATCGCAAGTCTTATTTCTAACATGCCCTTACCGTGAAGTAATGTTCCAAGGTAGTCGTGGTGGAGGTAAATCTGACTGTACATTAATGGCATTTGCTAAGAATGTGGGAATGGGTTATGGCAAGTATTGGCGAGGTGTTATATTTCGTAGATCATATAAGGAACTTGATGATATTGTATCTAAGAGCGAAAGATGGTTCTCACAGGTATTCCCAGATGCTCGGTTCTTAAGAGCTAAAGGAGAATATAAATGGGTATTCCCAGATGGTGAGGAACTTAACTTTAGGCACTTTGAGAAGAGAGAAGACTACTGGAGTTATCATGGTCAAGAGTTTCCCTTTATAGCATGGGAGGAGCTTACAACTTGGCCGTCAGATGAATGCTATCAAACTATGTTCTCATGTAATAGGACATCCTATAGCCCTGATAAGGTTGATAGGAAGACATGTCCTAGCTGTGGTGGAGAGAAAGTTAAAGGTGTTCCTTGTGAGCATTGTAAATGGGAGCCTCCTCCTAAGTTGACTCCTCAAGTAAGGAGTACAACAAATCCTTATGGTGTTGGCCATTCATGGGTTAAGTCATATTTCATTGACAGAGCTAAGAATGGTATACCAATACATGATGAAAGTAGCAAGAGGACTAGAGTTCATATAGCATCATCAATGTTTGAGAATCCCCATTTGAATGAAGAGTATATTGACGATATTAAAGGTCTAGCGGACAAGAACCTTAGAAAGGCTTGGCTTTATGGATCATGGGATATTGTTGCTGGTGGTATGTTCTCTCATGTATGGGATAGTACTAAGCATATAGTTAATGAGTTTGATATACCTATAACGTGGAAGATAGATAGAGGCTTCGACTGGGGATCATCTAAGCCTTATTGCTGTCTATGGTATGCCGAGAGTGATGGCAGTGACTATACAGATAGTGAGGGTAATGAAGTATCGACCATTAAAGGGGATCTATTTGTCATCTATGAAGAGTATGGATGGAATGGAACGCCAAATGAAGGTCTAAGGCTAACGAATAAAGAGATAGCCAGAAGAATAAGGGATGTTGAGAAAGAGCATCCAATGTTCAAAGGAAGGCGTGTACTTCCGGGCCCTGCTGACTCAGCAATATTTACCGTTGAGAATGGGAGATCCATTCACGATGATATGAAGGTTATGGGAATTAGATGGCGTAGAGCTGATAAGTCTCCCGGATCTAGAAAGGCTGGTTGGCAAGTTATTATCCAGAAGTTAAAGAACTCAATAAAGAAGGAAGGCCCCGGTCTATATTTCTTTGAGTCATGTATGCACAGTAGAAGGTTGATACCAGTAACACCTAGAGATACCCGTGATATGGACGATATTGATACGGATTTCGAGGATCACTTACAGGATACACTTAGATACAGATGTCGTAAAAAATCAAGTAAAGCTAAAGTCAGGAACGTATAATGTCTAAAAGAAATTCAGAAATAAATTCAATAGATTCAAGGCATCCAGATTATATAGATGCTGGAGTAAAGATGGAATTAGTGTCAGATCTACTTAGTGGTATTGAGGCCGTTAAGGATAGAGGGTATTTGAAGTGTATGGAGAAAGAGTCTCCTACTGAATATGCCACTCGATTAGATCGCAGTACACTTAATCCCGGATTCACAGAAGCAATAACAGCACAGTCTTCTAAGCCATTCTCAAAAGAAGTTACTATTGAGAACTACGAGAAGCTATCTAAAGAAGTTAAGGCTATGCTGAAGGATCTTGATGGTAATGGCAAGAGTATAACTGAGCTTGGCAAAGAAGTCTTTGCTGGTTGCGCTTCATATCAAGACGGGTTTGTATTTACAGACTTTGTATCAAGAGATGCCACAGAAGGCGTTAGGAGCTCTAGCGACGATACTGTTGATAAGACTAGGACATTCAGCTTCTTCATTCCAAGACCATCGTTAATAAACTGGGACTTTGATGATAATGGTGACTACTCAGAGATTAGATTCAAGACTAGTGAGCTTCAGAAGGTGGGTCAATTTGGCAAGAAGAGTGTTAAAGTTATCTATCAATGGACTAAAGAGTTCTGGCGTAAGTTTGAGGAAGTCTCTGGAGATGATTGTGACGATAAATTTATAGCCGATTCTGGGTCTAGGAATTGGGAGCTTGTTGGTGTTGGAGCAAACACACTTGGTAGGATACCTATTGAGTCTATAGACTTTGGCCCTGTTTGGCCTAATATAGATTTAGCTTATACGGTCTTAGAGCATTATCAAGACAACTCAGATCAGAAGAATATTGTAAGGTTCTCAAGGACTGGCTTATGGTTTGCAGGTGGTTTTGAAGATGAAGAGTTAGATGGATTTACTGTCGGCCCTAATAGAGTAATATCCTCAGCAGACCCCGATGCAACGCTCTCAGTCGTCGAACATAGCGGTACGGCAGTTGCTATTGGCCGTGAAGAGTTAGCGATCTTAGAGAAGCGTATAGAGGCTTTGGCTCTTAAGCCTATTGTTACTAGAGCTTCTGGGGATGTTACAGCCACAGAAGTTATTCAAACTAACGCTAATGCTTCCTCAGATATTAGAGCTTGGGGTTTAATGACTGGAAAGGCTTTAACTAACGTTATTAAATGGATTCATGTATGGCTTAATAAGACCATGCCAGAAGATGTTCGTGTTATTGTTTATGATGATTACGTGATCGAAGGATCTAGTGCTGATAATGACTTCCTATTGCAGAGCTATGTTGCTGGTGGAATATCACATGAGACTTTCCTTAGCGAGATTAAGAGACGTGGAACTATTGATAATAGAATTGATATAAAGGCTGAAGTAAAGAGAGCTGAAGAAGAAGCCAAGAAGAAGGCTGAGGCAATGGCTGAGTTAAAAGAGCCTAAAGTGCCTATTGATAATAAACTAAAAACAGATTAGCATTAATCATAAATTGTGTTATATTGTCCCTTGTAGCAAGAGGCTACTAACGAGATGTTAAATAAGGAATAAGAAGATGGCATTTAAAGCATATTTAGAAAGTCTAGAAGGTTTGGAAGAAGGTCAAGATTCATTGTATAGAGCTAGAGAAGAAGGTGGCTTTGTATTAGATGTTGAAGATGTTCAATTAGATGATGGAAAGGCTTTTGGTCTGGCCAATTATGGAGGTTTGAAGAAAGCTCTTGCGAGTGAGAGATTAGCTGCTGCTGAAGCACAAAAAGCTCTTAAATCTTTCGAGGGTGTTGACTTAGAAGCATTGAATGCTGCTGCTGAGTTTCAGACTAAATATAAAGGCAAGACAGACGATGATTTTGAATCCAAATTAGCGGAGATTAAAGGGTCTTATGAAGAGAAGCTTAAGCTTAATTCTGATAAGATGACTGAAGCTCTTGCTGCTAAAGATGGCGCAATGAAAGGATCTATTGTAGAGCGTTTAATGGCCAAGCATAGCGATAAGCTAATGGCTAGTGAAGTCCTGCAAGGTATTGTACGGAAGGAGTTAAGCGACCGTATGGGCTTAGGTGAAGATGGTGGCCACTTTATACTTGACGATAATGGTAATGCTAGGCAGTCTGGAAGATCTGACAGTCTGGGCAATATGGATATTGAAGAGTATTTTGCTTCTATGCAAGAAGATAAAGGTAGGTGGGGCGACTTCTTTAAACCAAATGAAAACTCAGGTGCAGGCGGCACTGACATCAAGCCAGTTAATAATGGCAGGATGACCAAGGATGAGTATAGCTCTGCAACGCCAGACGCTAGGCAAACGTTCTATAAAGCTAATGCCGCATATTGCGATGCTAACGGTTACAACGATTAAATCCCGACAAGTTGGGCAGTTCATTAATTTGGACTGCCCTTTTTTATTTCCTGCTTAGTCATTTCATATATAAAATATTATTTTAGGAATTTATTGGCATTTATTAATTTGAGTGCTATTTATATAATTAGCGGGCGAGATGCCCATCCTGTCTTGGGCACAATGCCTGATAATCTCTCCGATTCAAAAACCAAAAAGGTTATTATATTATGGCTTCAATGAGAATCTCTGATGTGTTTGTTCCTCAAGCACAAAGAAAATATATTCAAGAAAGATCAACAACTCTATCTGCTTTTTGGCGTTCTGGGATTGTTGGAGGTAACGATTTCGTTGCTAGAGCTCTTGCTAATGTAGGTGGCAATACTTTTAAAATGCCATTCAATAAGTCTATTGAGGACGATGTTGCCGAAGACGGTAATGATGACCCAACAGATTTGCTTGTCCCTTCAAAGCTAACTACTGGCACAACTCAAGCTGTTCGTCAGGCTAAAGCTAAGTCTTGGTCACAGATGGAGCTTGCTTCACTATTAGCTCAAAACAAGCCAACTGAAGCTGTTTCTAACATGCTTGCTAAGTTCTGGACTAACAACTATCAGAGCCTATTGCTCTCTGCTCTTATTGGTATTTATGCTGATAATGATGCAAATGATAGTGGTGATATGACTCATAACATCTACAGTGATGTTGTTTCTGGTTCATTGACTGCTGCTAACTTAGTATCTTCTGATGCTATCATCGAGAGTCTTCACACTATGGGCGACCATTCTGGTGATCTTGGTGCTATTGCAATGCACTCTGACGTCCGTAAAGAACTCAAGCTTCAAGAGCCTAATAGCTTCATTCCTGCTTCTGAGTCAAACATTGGCTTTGAGACTTATCAAGGTCTTGTGATTGTTGAAGATGACGGTATGACTGTTACTGCTGGATCTAACACGCCTTCTTATAGCACTTACCTATTTGGTGCAGGTGCAATTGCTTATGAAAATGATAGCAATATCGTTCTTCCTGAGACAATTGATCGTGTTGAAGCTTCTGGTAATGGTATGGGCGAAGAAATCCTACATACTCGCAGATCTTTTGTATTCCACCCACAGGGCTTCGAGATGACTGAAGCTACTGCTGACACTCCAGTAACCAAGACTAACTTGGAAACTGCTGCTCGTTGGGATCGTAAAGCTGCTAACCGTAAGCAAATCAAGATTGCTAGACTATTGTCAAACGGTTAATAAATAATTTAGGGCGCTGGCAATATACGTCAGCGCCCTTTTTTTTGGAGAAATTTTATGCCTAAGAAAAAAGAAGAAGTTAGCAAGCCTGTTGTTAAGAGCGGCTTGGTTAAGATTAAGCAAGAAGAGTCTTTGAGAGCTGTTAAGGCAAGATTGTCAGCACAGCGCACAGTTAAGCGTCAAACCGTTAAGGCTATCGCAAAGCGTGTAGAGCAGATTTTAGTTAATTGCCGTCGTGGTAAGTCTAATGAGTGGGATGACAAGTATCTCGCATTGTATGAGGCCGAGATCGCATCCAAAAAGAAATAAAATAGGGGCTTGAGTGATTATGTCGAAGAAAGCTTTTAAGAATGGTAGACCCCGTGGTCGTCGCTCAGGCCCAACTAG